CCTTGCAGGTGTGTTGTTTGATTCATCGCACACTACTAAGAAATCATATAGTGCTCTTAGTGCTACTAGTTCTAGTAATAATGCATCTGCTGCTGCTTTAACTTGATCACGTGTGATCTTGTCATTAGGCTCAAACAAATATGGTTTTGCTAACAGCTCTAGCTGTCCACGTAAGTAAACAGTTAGACGTGCTACGTTCACACGATCCAATGCACTTGCGTTTCTTGCACGAGTCTTTTGTCCAAATACTACTAAACCTGCTCCACTAATAAACGTAATTGGGTTAATTGCGTTTGAATATAGTGTATCACGCTGTCCAGTGTTTAGTGCTACTGACTTAAATTCGCCTTCGCTTGTAATGTAACCTGAGCTAGTTGCGTTGCTTACGCCACCGCGTCTTGTACCTGCTGGAGCGAACCAAGGGAAAGCAACCTGGTCATTTAGTATGATAGTACGTAGCGCCATGTGACTTGGAGGAACAACAATGTTGTTGCCTGCGTTGTCGCTTGTGAAACCTGAGCCATAGTACATAGCCATGTATTCATCGAAGCTAACTGCGCCGTCATCGTTATCTTCTAGTGCTAGTCTAACGTTGGTTGCCCACTCATTTAATGAAGTAGCATCTGGTGTTAAACGGAATGGCGTATCACCAATAACAAATGCTGTTAGGCGTCTGTCATAGTTTAGTGTGATCATTTCGCCAATTAGCTCTGGATAACCTGGTGTAGTAATCAAGTTAAACTGACGCGATTCTTCGTCACGGATATCTTGGTTTCCATTAACTAGTGCTTGTAGTGCTTGTACAACACTCTTGCGCTGTGCATGACGTCCAAAGCTTCCTGAACCGTCTGCTTGGTTGCCTGAGTCAGTAACCCAACGGTGTGGATAGTATGTACTCATTGATGCACCGTCATCTGTGCCGCCTTGACGAACGTTTTTAGCCGCTGTGTCAATGTAGTTGCGCTCGAAGCGTTTTACGTTAAAGCCACTCTTGCGTAGATTCCATAGCAGCATACCTTTTGGATATAGTGCAGGATCTGGACAATCAGGATCTACATAATCACTTAGCATTAGTTCTGCAATAGTTGCATCTGGTGCATCGTCAGCTGTTCCGCCTGTGTCGCCTTCGCGAGCATCTGCAAATAATACGCCGTTTTCAGTTGTTTGGTCTGCTTTATCAAGCAATACCCATTCGCTGATTGTATCGTTGTATCTGTAAATAGCTGGATAGTTTTCAACATCTGCTGTTGAAATCCAAATATCGCCAGTTACAAGCGCTGATGTGCCATCTTGCTGTGTAGTAGGCTCTGAAGCAGCAACAATTGGTCCTTCTGGATCTGTACCGCTGTACGGGCTTGCAACATCGCTTAGTCCACTTGCACCGTCGTATGCTAGTCCTACCCATGCTTCACCATTGTGTACTAGGATATCAACTTCGTCAACAACACTGTTGTACCATAGTTGTCCTTGTGCAGCTAAGTTTAGTGGCTCATCATCTGATGCTGTGTAAACTAGTGGTCTCCAGTTAGAAGCTACAATGCCTTCTGCTGTATCTGTGCTGACATCGTTGTCACTGTCTGGGCCGTTGTAAAGGTTAGTAACCGAAGCTGGAACAAATCCTGCTAGTGTTAGCCCATTGTTCAACGAGGTGTCAATCATCTTGATGTCGCCGCCTAGCTTGTGACTGATAACAATTCTATTTTGTGAATCAACTAGTGCTACAACGTTTGTCATTCCTAGTGCGTTAATTGCTGCTGCAATAGTTTCAGCGTCTGACGAATCGCCAGCAGCAGTAAAGCTAACTCCAAATGCAGTTGATAACGAGTTTGATCCTGCTCTAGTTTCTTGTAGTGTAAATGTATATGATTCTGATGTAGTAAATTGATCAGCAATTACACTACCAGTAACAGTAGTTGCTCCTGTTGCTGCTCTTGTAAAAATTTTGTAGTTTACAATTGGATCAGCTAGCTCTTCTACGTTTACTTTTGCATAAAGTGTGCCTACTGCAAGATTTGCTCCGCCGCCTGCTGTGTCAAGTCCGTAAATTGCACCTTCTGAAGTTGTATAAATTGGTGTTGTTACAGATGACCATAGCTGTGTAGCTGCGTTGTACTGTCTAACACTAAGATTCGCGCCGCCGTTTGGTACAGTTGTTTTGATCCAAACTGAACCTGTTGGTGCTGGTAGCGTGTCAGTTGACTTGTATTCTGGAACATTTGTGTGCGGTGCTGTTGCTACTCTAGGTGAGCTATATGTACCTGCTGTTAGTGCTAAGTCAGTTAACAAATCACCAGTACCTGCAGAAATTGCAATTTTGCCATCTGCATCTGTGCCGTTTGATTTCGCAGTACTGTCTGCATAAATTTGCACTTGATTATCAACTAGTGCTGCTGTAATACCATCAATTGCTCTGTCGTTGATGCCAGTAACAACGTCTGTCATTGTAGTGCCAGCTGTTGGTGTAGTTGCTAAGCCGTTAATAGTAATAGTATCGCCTGCTGTTAGTGTTGTTGCAGGAAGTTTTGCAGTAATCAGTGTTGCATGACTGTTTTTCCAAGCATCACTGCCTACTTCTACCCATTCGCCTGCATCTACGCCAGCTTGAGTGTTTCCAGCTGATTTGTAGTACAGTCTATTCATATTGTCATTGGCATCTACAGCATACTCTCCAATTGCACCAATTGAAGCTTTTGGATAGTTGCCTGCTGTGTTACCAATTAGATCTGTTACTACTGTGATCACAAGCGGTGATTGTGCTGTAAAGCTTTGTCCACCCGATACGCTAATAGCTGCTGCACTCCACTCAAGGATACCATAGTTGCTAGTAGACGTGTCCATCCAATACGCACCGTCAGCAGGTTCGCCGCCTGGTGCTGTTGCTGTTGCAGTAAGTTCTGCTGTATCTAAATCTGCACGAACAACGTATGCACGATTGCTTACACCTAGTGCTGAATAAGCAGCTTGTAGGCCATACTCATTAAGCTCGCCGCCGTGAATCATGTTGCCATTGTTGTCGCTGTAAAATAAAGGATCGCCAAATGTTTCACCAAGCTCACGTTGACTGGTGATCAAATAAGGGCGCCCTGCGTTTGCCTTCAATGTACCTTCTGCTGTTCCTGTGCCGCTGCTCTTAGTCTTATTACTTGCAGTAGCAACAAAGATCATAGGTACCGTACCAGCTGCTGCTGGGGTGTAGAAACTTTCGTCAATTACGTTAACTTCTACGCCTGGTGATACTAATGCCATGTTATTTCTCCTATAGGATGTTAGTGTTCTCTATACAGTATTTATTATATTCGAAGCAAAATGCATGTTATAACACACCAAAAAAGGTATCGAAAAGGTGAGGTAAATACAATATGAGACCATTATGTGTATGCGGACAACGCCCTGCCGCTATAAACTATAAGAAAGGTAATAAAACCTACTATCGGAAGATGTGTGAAAAATGTTTGCGCAACGGAGAAGGTCATGGTATACCTTTGTGGAAGCAGCGCGGATATCAAAAAAAAGATGCTTGTGAAAAGTGCGGGTTTTCAAGCAAGCATCCTGAACAGTTTAACGTCTTTCACATAGACGGAGATTTAAAAAATTGTCGTCCAAATAACCTAAAAACTATTTGTGCAAACTGCCAACGTATTATGCAGAAAGAAGGGGTGCGCTGGCGACAGGGAGACTTACGCCCTGATTTTTAAAAATAGTTTGCATAAGAATTTCTACATTTTTTTCTAGTCTATCTAAACTGCCATTGTTATCAATAGTGTAATCGCACATCCATTGCTCAATGCTCATTGAGCTAGGATCTTCTAAAGGCAAGTGATCTGTGCGGTCTACCCAAATAGCATAATCAAAAATTTCTTCGTTCTGCATTGCAAAGAATTCACGTCTGTTACGAAGTCCACAATAAATGTCATGTTTTGTAAATAAGTTACGTCCTAGCTTTGCAAGGTCATCTTTACAGTAATTATGGATCATATTGTACCATAGAGCACGATGATTATGACGATCTGCATAGCAAGCTTCTTCGTCTGCATAACCATACTTGTCTTTTAGTTCGTTAAAGATAAACAACTCTGAACAAAATTTAGAACTTGACTGAAATTTATATCCGTATTGTTCTAATAATTCGCAAACAGTGTCTTTGCCATGACGTCCATGACCTACAACTAACAATTTAGGTAACATACAAACTCCTCTAAGAATATGTATATTATAGCACCTTATTGGTAAATGTCAAGTGTTTTCTGCTTCTCTTTTTTTCCACGCTGCTTCGAATCCCACAGTGTGTATTGATGCTTCGTGGTTACCCCACAAGCGGGCGAAGTAAGAATCATATGTTTTCATAATATCTTGTTCGCTCCATGAAGTTGGTATTAGCTGTCCTTTTACCATCCAGTAAAACCGGTTAGCTTCTTTAAGTTGAAATCGTGTCATATTGTATTTACAGCATATGTAAATTATAGCGCAAACATTAGCCGATTAGGAAGCCATATCCTGTGCCGCCTGGTACTGCTAATGCTACTTCACTTTCTAGCTTTTCCATCTCAGCTTGTGCTTCAGCTTTTAGTGTGTCGCCGTTGAGTGTTGAGCCGCCTTGTGGGCCTGCAATAGTAGCAAACTTTGAACGTGCTTCGCCTAACATATACTTGCATGCTGCTAGTGTATAATCTTTGATCCACTGAACTGCAAGATAGTCGTTGAGTAGTTCGCTGTCAGGACGATAGTTGTAGCAGTACAACAATAGATCTTCTTCTGCTCTTGGACGTTGTAATAGAGTTAGCTTTTTACTGGTGTTGCTCCATTTGAATTCAATGAAACTACCAAACATTCTGCCTACTAGCTCTTGGTGTTGTGAGAACATATCATATGTAGCAAGTCCGCCTAGCTTGGACCCAGACAACAAATATGTGTTTGTATACGCAAGGTTAAACGGTTCAAACAAACTGCCGCCGTCTCCGCCTCCTGTTCTTGAGCCGATGCTTCTGCGGAATAGTTTTCTCACTTCCATAACTTCATTTGGCAATATATACTCATTTTGATCAATAACTGTTGTGAGAAACATATAACTTTCTTCAACAGCATTATCGCTGCGCTGCCTAAATCGCGTTAGTGCTTTGTTAAGTGCAGTCTGATAATGTATAGGATCAAGTTCTACGTCGATCATGCCTCCGCCTAGGAAAGTGTTTACATAATCGTATACTTCTTGTTTTTGTGTTGCTAAATCTGCCATATCGGTTCTCCAATAGTATTTATCGTAACGATAAATATGTATAACGAATAGGAGAACAGCTATCCCTCGCTTATCATTATATAAACCAGAACGCGGCAATGATTATCATTTCTTAGACAAGCAAATACAAGAAATGTTTACAATAGGCGGCACTGACATCAATATCCACAAGTTTCTTGGGGCAGAAAATCCTGCTGACGGCGAAGGCACTGCTGATCAACCT